CCACGCAGTATCTGTGGGGGACGCTGTATTTTTTCATACTGGGGCACAATTGGACAATGCTAAGATAGTGCTATCTACAGCTACAAACAGTATAACATTAGATTCGGCACTTGTAGGAGCACCTTCGGCCGGAGATGTTTTTTGTTACGCATCAGCAACTATCTTAAACGCAGTAGCTTCGGCAGGAACAACAGATACAATAGTCGCTGATGCCACAAACACAGCTATTATAGGTGATGTCTTTGTAATGACTTCCGGTGATGAGTTAGATGAATTTAGAATAGTAATAGCAGCTTCAGCAGCAGCGTTCACCCTAAACGAAGCTCTTTCTGGAGCACCTTCAGCAGCAGAGACATACAATCTTTGGACGCCTACGGTATTAGGTACATCCGGAGAGAAAGAAACTACGACTAGGTTATTTGCTACAGCTCACGGGTTATCTGTTGACGACATCATAGTAATGACCTCAGGCGGCGAAGACGGGGAATCGAGCAACGTTCTTTCCGCAGCAACGGATTACGTAGTCTTAGAGACTGCTCTTACAGGAGTACCAGCAGCCGGAGAAACTTTTGAAGCATTAAGCCCACAGCGTCAAAGCAATGAAGTAGGTGCAAAACTTCTTTCAATGTTCAACGCCACGGACCAAATAATTGACGTATCTTATGACGGTGTTACTACCGCTCATAGTATTGCAGCTAGCGGAAACAGGGAGTTGGATCTAAAAAGCAACAACCTTCACCTTCAGAAAGGCAATGCAAATGATGATACACGTGGTTGGATTTACATCAAAGCTAATTCAACACTACCATCGTCAGGATCGTTCACTATTGAAACAGCACAATAACCAACCAAGGAGGAAACTAGGATGGATGATCTAATTATTTGGAAAGACGGTTGTAAAAATGCCGATGTATGTCACCACCAGAAAAAAGCCCTAGATTTATATCTAGGGTATAACACTTTAGCTGGAATAGTAGACCAGGTCCAAAGACCGATGGCTACTGTAAGAGATTGGATCTATTTAGGGCGTAACGGCATGCGCCCTTTCATTGACATAAGAAAAGAACTAGAATGTGAGCAACTAAAAGAACTAACGAAGAACAAAATGCCCTTGATGAAATCTATCATGGACAGCTCTTTGTATTCAATAAAAAACTCTTTAGAAGTAGTAAAGAAAAGCAAAACACCACTCACCATAGACGAGATGAAAAAAATCTCTGACATCATAGGCAACATGGACAAGATCTTGAAACTAGACTCTGGTCTTGCCACAGACAACATAGCAATCGCTAGCGTAAACCCTATAAACACAGCCAAAGAAATCAAAGAGATATTATCAGACGTTGACGACTTCAATTTATTTGACCTAGAGGAAGACAAGTAATGGAGGAGAAACAAAAGAAGCAGATAAACGCCACCGCTCAGGTAATGCACGATCTCAAGCAGATATGGACACCCTTCAAGGGGCGTAGGATCCCAGAGGATCACATATTCATGAAGGACCTCAAATCTACGGAGTATTATCCAGAGGAGGGACAAGTAACCATAGGGAAAGCTTGCCTATCAGGGAACTACAGCTTAGTATTCATAGAACTAGGACGGCAAACTGGCAAGACGGAGCTAGTAAACGCTATTTCCTGGTACAAAGGCTTGCTAACCCCTAGAGCATCAATATACTACTTTTGTCCAGTACAGAAACAGGCGAAAGAAATCGTTTGGGCGAAGAACAGAATTCAAACCATGAACGCGGCAACAGCCTTGGATCTAGACAAGCTGGACACTTTCCAGAACTATGGTAAGAAGTACATAAAGGGCAAACCGAACAACCAAGAGATGCGTCTATCCTGGATAAATGGATCATTCATCAAGGTAGACGGATCGAACAACTATGATGAATATCGAGGTATCACCCCTGACTTAATAATCTTCGACGAGTACCGAGAGTTCCGGCCAGGGGCGTACGATGCTTTCAAAGCTTCCACTACAACGAAGAAAGCCACCATCATAGTTATCTCCACGCCAGCCCATGCCAAGGGATTCTATACAGACTTAAGGGACTACGCCAGAAACCCCGACAACACCGACGCAATGTATTTCCAAGCCCCCACTTGGATGAATCCACACCAAGACTTAGATGAACTAATGAATATACGCAACTCCTATATACAAAAAGGAGAAATGGACGTATGGCTAAGAGAATACTGCGCTGAGTTCATAGTCGGTGGCTCAAGAGCTATCTTTCCTATGCTCAAGGGAGACGAACAGGTACCACACTCCAAAGCAATGTTAGACGCATCCAGGGCTTTAGATTACTACTGCATTTGCGACCCTGGTTCAGCATCCAAGGGTTCAGCCTTCGCGGTATTATTCGCAGCAATCAACCCGCACACGAAACGCGTAGTATTAATGGATGAACTCTACTTAACCGCAGAGGGCGAAAAGACTGTAGGGGTAATCGAACCAATGATACGAGAGAAGCTTGCAGAGTTAGCCCCCCACCTAGCAAAACACGACTGGCAGTTCTATTATGATGAAGCAGCAGCCTGGTTCAAAAATGAGATGGTAGAAAGAGGCTACGCCTTTAACCCCACTAACAAGAAAGCCAAATCAAAGGACGACGGACTATCTACAATAAAGGACGCACTCATAGCCAAAAAGATAACTTGGTCTTCTAGGTGCGAAAACCTCATGTGGGAGATGACTAACTACGTGAAGAACGAACAAGGTCAGGTACCTAAGAAGGATGACCACTTAATTGATGCTTTCCGCTACCTAATCCAAGTATCACATTACCACATTAATTATCATGGTACAGGAATGGAACGAAAGAAGCTAGACGATGGCCGAACCCGTTGGATTTCAATAGATCAGGACTTGGAAGCCATGGGAAACGAAAACCTATTAGACGACAATATAGATTGCGGTTTCTTAGGGGATTTCATGTAACGTATGAAGTACCTAATGACATATATAGAAGAGAATAACGCATCTCATTGAGAGGATTTTAATGACAGCAATAACACTAGCAATTTCTTTGACGGCCCTATTTTTCTCAATAAGTGGGTTCGTTTTAGGTTTATTGGGTCTTATCCAAGCTAAAGCAACGGAAAAATCGACCCACACGATACAACTACAAGAAGCACCTCAGCAACAAGATTTGTCCGAACTATTTAATTTGGACGAAAAAATGACCGAGCCAGAGGAATCTTTCAGCGTATCAAATGACAAGCTAGAAGAAACACTATTAAGGGGTTTTGAATAATGGGTAATAATGACTTTCTAAACAAAGAGATTCCAAAGATAAAACCTTGGTGGTTACACGACTTAGACAAACCGAACAACAAGAAGCTACTAAAAGACTTAGTATCAGCGCACAAAGACTTAGTAGAATACCAATCTGACTACAAAGAGCTATGTCTAAGTAACATAGCACTTTACCAAGGCTTCTCTATAGAGAAGAAGATAAATAAGGGCGGTCGTCTACACAGGGATTCAGAAGGACACGCAGGAACAACTAACTTCAAATACTTGATAGTAAATCACCTAAGAGACATCACAGATTCAGCAGTTTCCCGCATGGCCACTTTCAAGCCAGGGGTAGCAGTCTTGCCAAACCACGGCATAGAGTTCAATGACAAGGCAAAAGCAAAGGTTGTAAAATCTTGGTTAGAATCCTACATGTATGAACACAACATTGACGACGTGAGAAGACAAGTCCAAAGGGACGCCTACATATTTGGAGAATCTTTCCTATCAGTATTATGGGACCCTAGCAAAGGGGACATTCACCCAGCAGCTAGAAAACTCAAGAAGACCGTACAGGTAGAAACAGACGAAGGCAAAGTTTCAGTAACTAAGGTAAAACGCATAGGGGACGTAGGACTTACAAGGGTACTTCCTTTCAGGGTCTTTCCAGAACCGATACCCACACACAATTTCGATGATGCCAGTTGGGTAATGATAGAAGATTCTGAGTATATAGAAAAACTAAAGTTAGAGAATCCTAAGGTAGCCGACAAGATACGCCCCGAGGGTCAATCGGACGATACCGGACTATCTGACAACGACGCTCTCACATATGGCTTAAACAAAGAAGACGACACAGTTTTAGTTGTAACCCTTTTTCACAAGGCTACTGAGGAAGTTCCAGAAGGGCGCATGGTAAAGTTCACCAAGGACACCATTCTTTCCAACGACCCATTGCCATACTCACATGGGAATCTTCCAATCGTGAGATTAAGTTCTATAGACGTCCCTGGGAACATGCGGGGGGTAAGTCCCTACGCTGACTTAAGGACACTACAAAGCGCGATCAATACTCTCTACTCTATAATGCTCCGTGATCGATCTTTAGCCTCACCTAAGCTATTCGTACCGGCGGGATCAGTTGACTCAACACAGCAAGCCACAAACAAGCCTGGAGTGATTCAGTACAAGGGTGGAGTCCCCCCAACCTGGTCAGTGCCTAACATGGTTAGCGGTGACCTTATGGCGATGATAGACAAGCTAGAAAACACATTCGAGAAGTTAAGCAATTCCCTAGGTACTCGCAGAGGGGAAGGGATCCCCAACGTAGAAGCCTTCAAAGCTTTCGGATTCTTCGAAGAACAAGCAACAAAAAGAGAATCAACAAGCATAGCAAAACATAGAGATTTCTTACAGAATGTTTTCCTATTAATAACAATGACAGCGGCTGACTTCTATATCCAATCGGACGAAAGAATGATCAAGATGGTAGGAAGACACAATCAATACCTACTTAAGCACTTCAACATTGAAGATCTACAACACTCCTATGATATCAGGATACAGAACACAAGTGCACTACCGGAATCAAAAGCAGCCAGGATACAAACAATCATCCAGTTATCTCAAGCTTTCCCTGATATGTTCACCCAAGAGAAAATAACTGATATGCTGGATCTTTCCAGCCCTGACGCTTTCTTTGACTTAGCAACGGCAGCAATCAACTCAGCGGAAGCGGAGAACGATTCTATAATGAGCGGTGAAGAAATAGCAGAACCTCAGCCATTTGAGGATTCTCTTCAGCATTGGGAAGCACATGTAACTCTTTTCAATAACCCTACTGTGAAAGCAACCTTACCCACTGACCCAGTGGAAACTAATGCAGCTCTAAACGCAGCAATTACGGGCAACATAGAAGGCCCACTATCTCCAGCTCTTCTTCTAGCGAAGCATGTAAACATCACAGAAGGCTTAATGTTTCAACAGGCATTAATCAACCCAAAATTTGCAATGAGGTTAGCGGA